CAACAATTGTCCCATCCGGAAGTTTTGCATGCGTCGATCTACATGCGTCTATTGCATCCCTAAGATCGGGATTGCAATTAAACATGTTCAGAGCGAGTTCTCCGTATACACGGTCACTCGCATCTGACAGGTCCAATGTTGCCATCGAACCGTCGATAGACGACTTCATTGCTAATTCACGATTGATCATCTGGTTAGTAAAATTTACATGACCAGCGGACAATTTAGAAGATTCGATAACAGCATAAAGCTGCTTACGAATCGCCTGTTGTGCATATTGCATGCACGTAGGCTCAATAGCAATGATTCTGGGTCCTTTTTGAGTCTTCGGAACTGGAGTGACCTTCACAGGCAACTCAGCTTCTGAAGAGACGAACGTTACATTCTCAAACTCCTTTGATCCGTAACTACCTAAAGTATAGGCGTTTGCGAAGAAAGGGAAATAAGGTTCGAGACGTTCGTACCAGAACTGCCAAGTGTATTTATTGTTTCCAATAATACCTTCAGCAGTAGCACCAGGTCCATGTCGGGGTACAGCCTCTTCAACATTAATGTTGCGAAGGCAATCCCATAGACAATCAGCCACTTCCACAAATTCAAGGAAATGGTGGGACTTGATGTAGGTCTCATTGAGGACGTGCTCAACAGTTTTGAAACCGTCGAGTGCAGATTGCACCCTTTGCAGGGTACAATCAATTTCAAGCTTTTTGAAGGCATACGCGATTTCGCGGATACCTTCGATCGCTTGAACGTCGACATGTTCTAATCTCCTTCCAGTACCACGGAAGAACACAAGACTGAGCATACCTTGCAGAAATGCAGGGATTGCTCCATTCTTCTTAAAACTTTTGAAGAGTGTTGAGTCTACATAGCCTTGGTCAAGAGCTTTTTCAAAGTCTTTACCTAAGCTAGGAAGGGTTAAAGTCAAAAACGATAACCCTTCGTGTTCGACCCGTGACCTCATTGTCATGATGTCACGTAAAGCGGATAGATCGGCAGCACACTTGGCAAATGCATCAGTTATGATGCACTTCGCCAACTCTATTTGGTCATTTACTTGGCTTTTCATGTTTCCTCCGTATTAATAGAAGGTAAACAGTCCAGCCACGATTCTTACAGCCCCCCGTTTATACGGGGGGTTGCCAGACCAAAGTAGCAAACGTGCTACTAACGCCAAAAGTGCAATATCGCTTAATGCTGCGACGTAAGCACTTTTGTGACATTGGCTTGCGTGAGCCAGGCAAGAAAACCTGCGCAAACGAGCCAAATGTCTGCGTCGGTGAACCCTTGATTACTAGGTTCATCGATAACAAGGTAGAGACCGAGCGACTGATAGGCATTAACTGCCGTCAGCGGATCGGCTGCAACGACTTTCTTGTCGATGCGGACCATACGACGAGTCCGATTTCCGGACACCTGGTGAGAGATA